TCAAATTTAAATCAGTTATTCAAAGACTTGAAAGCGCAAACGTTTTAGAAGATGCGTCTTGTGATTTCCAAACAAACTCAACCGTTGATTTAACCGAGAGAATTTTAGAGGTTAAAGATTTACAAGTTAATATGCAACTTTGTAAAGCTAATTTCCATTCAACTTGGCAAGGAATAGAGCAAGGCTTTTCGTCTTTTGACGTATTGCCTAAATCTTTTGCTGATTACTTAATTGCACACGTAGCTTCTCAAGTTGCTTCCGCTAACGAAGTATCTTTATGGAGTGGTTCAAGTGCAAACGCTGGAGAATTCGACGGCTTGTTTTCAACGGCTTTAGTTGACCCAAATTTACCGCCAGCACAATTAATTAACAACGTTGCGATTACACCCGCTAACGTAATTGCTCAACTTGCTTTAGTTGAAGCGCAAATTCCCGCAACACTTTACGGAAAATCTGATTTAAAAATTTATGTTTCACAAAACGTTGCAAAGGCTTATGTTTCCGCTTTAGGTGGTTTCGGTGCTTTAGGTGTTAACTCACAAGCAAACGCGGGTGTGAACTCAATGGGTACAATGTGGTATACAAACGGAGCTTTGTCTTATTCTGGAATACCAATTTTTATGGCAAACGGATTGCCTAACAATTCAATGATGGCAACAACAACATCAAACCTTTACTTTGGTTGTTCACTTTTGAGCGACACTCAAGAAGTACGTGTTATTGATATGTCGGACATCGACGGAAGCCAAAACGTTCGTGTAATTATGAGAATGGCGGCGGGTGCAACTTACGGAGTTATCGAAGACATCGTAGTTTACGGATAATCATTTAACGGGGTGGGCAACCACCCCTTATTATAAACAATACTAAAAAAAAAAATTATGAGTTGTGATATCACACACGGACGGCTTGAACAATGCAAGGACGTAATAGGCGGTTTAAACGCTATTTTTGTACTTAATTATGGACTTTACGACGCATTAACCGACGTTACTTATGTTGGTACAACGGACGAAATTTCAGCTATTGCTTTGCCATTAGCAACACCCGTTTACAAATTTGAATTAAAAGGAACAAACTCTTTTGAAACAACTATAACAAGTTCACGTGAAAATGGAACTACATTCTTTGAACAAGTTTTGGCGGTTACATTAAAGAAACAAGACGTTCAAACGCACAAAGAAGTAAAGTTACTTACTTACGGAAGACCAAATATTATTGTTCGCACAAATGCAAACCAATACTTTATTGCAGGACTTGAAAGAGGTATGGATGTTACTGCGGGAACTATCGGAAATGGTACGGCTTTAGGAGATATGAACGGATATTCTTTGACTTTCACGGGTCAAGAGGCGATTCCCGCCAATTTCTTAGATTGTACTACTGAAGCACAATTAGCATCTTTGTTAGGGGGCGCAGTTATTACGGTATAAAAGACGTTTTATTGGTTAAAACTAAAAGGGGGTTGGATTCGTTCAACCCTTTTTTTATGAAACAAAAACACGAAAATCTAATTATATCTATATGATAGTTTTAACTACAAATAATATTACAAGTCAAACCTTTAATTGTACACCCAGAACGGGCGTAATAACTGATTTGTTAATTACCGACGAAGCCGAAAACGTAACTATCAACGTTCCGATTATTACGCAAGGTGCGTTAAGTTATTTTTATCAAATCGAAGCCATATTCAACCTTACGGAAAATAGGTTTTATATGATTGAATTACAAGACACGAACGGAGATAGATTACTATTAGAAAAAGCATTTTGCACGAATCAACCTTTAGCTACGTTTTCAGTAAATAACGGACAATATGTTTCGCACACATCAAACAACGAATTTATAATTTATGAATAATTACCACGTACTTAATTTATCGAGTTATACAACGCCAATTGTCGAAGAAACAAACCGAGAAAACTGGGTTGATTTCTTAACGGAAAACGGCGAACAATACTTTGATTTTTTAATTAATAGATATACGAATTCAACGACGAATAACGCAATAATAAACAATATTTGTAGATTAGTTTACGGGCGTGGTTTAGGTGCGTTAGACGCTTCTAAAAAAGTAAACGAGTACGCACAAATGATGACTTTGTTTTCACGAGACGATGTGCGTAAAATGATTATTGACCGCAAGATGTTAGGGCAATTTGCTATACAATTACATTATTCAAAGGATAGAAAAAAGATTTTAAAGGCTTACCATATACCCGTTAATCTTTTACGAGCTGAAAAGTGCAATAAAGAAGGTGAAATAGCGGGTTATTATTATTCGGACAATTGGAACGATACAAGACAATTCCCACCGCTTAGATTTTCGGCTTTTGGATTCTCAAACGATAATGTAGAAATACTTTATAGTAAGCCTTATTCGGTTGGAATGAAATACTACGCTTACCCCGACTATCAAGGGGCAGTTCCTTACGCTTTGCTTGAACAAGAAATAGGCGATTACTTAATAAACGAAGTACAAAATTCGTTCAGCGGATTGAAAATTGTTAATTTTAATAATGGAGTCCCGAGCGAAGAACAACAATCTATTATTAGCCAAAAGGTTTTAAACAAATTAACGGGTTCACGTGGACAAAAAGTAATTGTTGCATTTAATGATAATTCCGAATCAAAAACAACCGTTGACGATATTCCATTAAACGACGCACCAGAACACTACCAATTTTTAAGCGAAGAATGTTTGCGTAAAATAATGCTTGGACACAACGTTACAAGTCCGTTATTATTTGGAGTTGCATCAACAAACGGGTTTAGTTCAAACGCAGACGAATTAAAAAATAGTGCAATCTTATTTGATAATATGGTTATACGACCTTTTCAAGAAGAACTATTAGACGCTTTTGACACGATTTTACATTTTAACGGAATACATTTAAAACTATTCTTTAAAACTTTACAACCTTTAGAATTTACGGACTTAGAAAACGCACAAACTGAAGAACAAATAGCCGAAGAAACGGGAACGGAATTAAGCGCAGACCCAAAAGACGATGCTTTAGCACAAGCGTTAATTGACTTAGGCGAAGACGTAGACCCTAATTGGATATTAATAGACGAATTCGAAGTTGATTACGACACCGAAGACGAAATAGATTTAGAAATTGAAAAGTTAAACACACCAAAAAAAAGCATATTTAGTAAAATAAAAAAAATTGTTAGAACGGGAACGGCAAACCCACGAGCAAAAAGCGAACAAGACCAAGTTATTGACGGCATTTTATTTATTACACGTTATGAATACGCAAATGCTTTGAGTTCCGATAGCCGTGAATTTTGTAAAAAAATGATTTTTGCAAATAAGGTCTATCGAAAAGAAGATATTTTAAGAATGAAAACGGAAGTTGTAAACGAAGGTTGGGGGGCAAAAGGAGCGCCAACTTACGACATTTGGTTATACAAAGGCGGTGGAGGATGTCACCACGTTTGGAAAAGAAAAACATTTGTAGCCTTTGACGATAAAACGGGAATAGACCCATTAAGTCCAAACGCAATAACAATTTCGACGGGAAAAGCGGAAAAGGCGGGTTATCGTGTTCGCAATCCAAACCTTGTTGCAATGCGTCCAAAAGATATGCCGTTCGAAGGATTTTTACCAACAAACAAAAGATTTAAATAATGGCTGAAGCATTACTAATTTCACGAAACGACATCGTAAAATTTACCGCACTTAACGGAAATATTGACACGGATTCTTTTATTCAATGGATTAAAGTCGCTCAAGATATTCATATACAAAATTACTTGGGTACGAATTTACTTGAAAAAATAAAAACGGACATAATAAACAACACACTTGCTAACCCTTATTTATTTTTACTTAATTCATATATTAAGCCAATGCTAATCCACTACGCAATGGTCGAATATTTGCCTTTTTCGGCTTACACAATCGCTAATAAAGGGGTGTTTAAACATACAAGCGAAAACGCAACAAGCGTAGATAAAAACGAAGTGGATTTCTTAGTTGAAAAAGAACGAATGATTGCGCAAAATTACACGGAACGTTTTATTACTTATATTAATTTTAATAATAGTTTGTTTCCAGAATATAACACGAATAGTAATGCGGATATGTTCCCAAGTACTCAAAACAATTTTACGGGTTGGTATATATGAAAAAGAAGCACAAACCAAAAGAAACAAATATTAAAAAGTTGCTCGTTTATTTAACGAAACTAAACAAAGAAAAAAAATAACTATGGAACATTTACGAGCCTTGTCTTTATTGTTTTTTGCGTTTGCTTATTTATGTTCCCTTGCGATGTTTTGCGAAGACGCTTTGTTTTTAAAATTTGGCGGGGTTGCTTTATTCGTTTTTTTGACGCACGAATTAGTACAACAATATTACTTGAAAAAATGAAAATACAATTATTTATTTTACTTACAAATATTCGATTAGCAACGCCTAAATTATTGGCAATTATTGGAGCGTTCTTTTTGCCTATTTCTGGTATTTTATTCTTAATTGGGTTTGCAATTTTATTAGACACTTTAACGGGAATTTGGAAGTCAAAGAAATTGGGAATACCGATTACGTCCCGAAAACTTTCGGCTATTGTTTCAAAGTTATTTCTTTACGAAATTGCAGTAATTGGATTTTACTTAATAGACTATTTTATTCTTAACGATATCATTTTAACGTTCTTTTCCGTTCCTTTAATGTTGACTAAAATACTTTCGCTTGTACTTGTTTCAATAGAATGTATTTCTATATCGGAAAATTACGAAGCAGTTCGAGGCATAAATATTTGGGTTGCTATGAAAAACCTTTTTTCACGTGCTAAAGAAATTAAACAAGAAATAAGCGAAATAAAATGATAAAGAAATTATTTGATTATTTAAATTTTCTACAAAGGGAAAAAATAAAAGCAATGATTTATTCTAAAATATAATTATGTACACACGGGAACAAATAGAAAAAGCGGTAAAAAGCAAAGGTTACGTTTGGTTCGATAGCGCAAAAGATTACGACGTTAATATTGTTGGCGTAAGAAATTTAAAAAGCGGTAAAAAAGTTACCAACGAATTCGACGATACTTTAACTTTGAGTTATAAAATAAACGGAGTTTGGCAATTTCACGAATGGACGATTACAACCGACGCTGGAAAAAAACCGACGGAAATTTTAAGAAGTTCACGGGGCGTTGCTCGTTTAGTTCCAAATCAATATAGAGGCGTTTACGCAGTAAGTTTACATAACGGAAAATATGAAGCACTTTGCCAAAGGTTGGGAAATGTTTCCGTATATAGAGACAACAACAAAGATAAAATCCACGACGAAAAAGTAATTGATTCGGGTATGTTTGGAATCAATATACATCGCTCAAGCATTTATAAAGACCCGTCAAACGTAGATTACTTTTCCGAAGGTTGTCAAGTTTTCAGATACAACGCAAACTTTGTTGAGTTTATGAAAATAATAAACAAGGCTAAAGCAATATTCGGAAATAAATTCACCTATACACTTATTGAACTATGAAAAGGCTCATAGTCTTTTTAAGCGTTCTAACGTTGTTTAGTTGCTCAACTGAACGTAAAGCACAATACCACTATAAAAAGGCGCTTAAACACGGCTTAAAATTGGTACAAGATAGCGACACAATAAGAATAGCAACTATTGATTCGGTTGCTTACTATATAAATGATACGATTCGATACGAAAAAATTATTAGATTCCGTGATTCGGTGGTGTTTTTTAGAAATGTATATGTTCCAAAAACGAAATGGCAAACTAAAATCGAATATCGTTACAAGACGCAAATAGTAAAACAAGACGTTTTAAAGTACAAATACATTTATAAGGATAGTAAAGAAAAACGTAAAGAAGTACAACAAACGAAAAGACGAACAAATTGGAGCTTATTCTTTTGGGGTTTTTTAGCGGGTTTCGGAACATTTTTTGTTTTGCGAATAATTGATAAATTCAGAAGAATAGTTTGATTAGTAAATATAGACCAAGATTAACGCCAGACGAAGCGGAAATTTTACACAAATACCGAGCGATAAAAAAAGCGTCCGACGAAATTGGTATTAACGACGAAGACGTAAAACACGGATGGCTTAAAAACGACAACGCAAGTTTATTCTTTAAAAACCCAAACTTTAAAACCGAAGACGAACAAGGATTTAAATTAATAAAAGAAGAATGTATTGAAGCGGTAAAAAACCACGCTCCAAAATACGAAAAAATAAAGTTTGAAAAAACGAACGATTCTCATTTATTAGTTATTGATATTGCCGACTTACATATTGGAAAATTAGCAAGTGCTTTTGAAGTTGGCGAAGATTACAATTCACAAATAGCGGTTAAACGAGCAAAAGACGGATTACAAGGCATTATAAACAAATCGCAAGGGTTTAAGATTGACAAAGTTTTATTCGTTGCGGGAAACGATATTCTAC